GCCACTCATTCCATCACGCAAATCTTATCAATACAACTTATATCACAACAGCATCATTACCTTTGAGATATGAGATTGCAAATACTGGAATTACAACGAGTGCGAGCACATTAAAACAAGTTTGTTCCACTGTAATTTCAGAAGGTGGTTATGAACTTCGTGGATTGCAACAAGCAATAGGAACACCAGTTCAAACACCAGTTGATTTAACAACAGCAGGAACTTATTATACAGTCGCATCAATTCGTCTTAAAGCAACACCAAATAGATTAGATGCAATTGTAATTATGACTGCACTTTCTATTCTAGGTATTACAAATAATGCAACTTATAACTGGCAAGTAAGAGCAAGTGGGACATCTAATGGTGGAACTTGGTCTGATGCTGGTCTCGATAGTGCTGTTGAATATAAGATTGGTGGAGGAACTTATACTGGTGGAAGAATACTAGCATCTGGATATACATATGGTTCCAATCAAGGTTCAACATCAGTAGATATTCTCAAGGAGGCATTATTTAAGTTTCAGTTAGAAAGAAATGCACTAACTGGAACACCTTATGAACTTTCTATTGTATGTGCTGCTGATGCTAATGGTGCAGACATTCATGCATCAATGGACTGGGAAGAAATTAGTAGGTAATAGAGATTTATAAATAACTAATAAAGTCTTTATTATACCAATGCAAAGAACAAAAATAATTGAAACTGAGGTTTCTACAGGAATAACTGCAGGTGCTGCTACTAGCATTGGTAGTGCAACTTGTGTACGTCTTCATAATAATACTGCTGGAATAGTAACGGTTGGAGTATCAACTTCAGTTGGTGCAGCAACTACTAATTATTTTTCTATGCCAGCAAGTTCAGTTGAATTCTTAGAAAAACTTCCCACAGATGTTCTTTGGACATCTTCAGCAATTAAAGCAGCAAAAGTAGGACTTACCAACTAAACTTATGAAACTCATCAGAGAAGAAATAGAAAAGGTTGAACTTATCACTGAAAGTGTCGGTGGTAAAAAGCAACTCTATATCCAAGGAGTCTTCCTTCAAAGTGAGATGGTAAATCGTAATGGAAGGATGTATCCTTTCCAAATTATGGAAAGAGAGGTAAAAAGATACAATGAGAATTATGTCCAAAAAGGTCGTGCTTTGGGAGAACTTGGACACCCAGATGGACCAACTGTAAATCTTGATAGAGTTTCCCATAAGATTACCGAACTTAAGCAAGACGGAAATAATTTTATTGGTAAGGCACAAATCCTCTCAACTCCAATGGGCAAAATTGCCGAGTCGCTTCTCAAAGATGGAGTAACCCTCGGAGTTTCCTCTCGTGGTATTGGATCACTAAGAGAAAATAACAAAGGATATAAGGAAGTTGGTGAAGATTTCATGCTAGCAACTGCTGCAGATATCGTCGCAGATCCTTCTGCACCTGATGCTTTCGTTCAAGGAATTATGGAAGGAAAAGAGTGGGTATGGGATGGAGGTATCCTTCGTGAAAAACTTGCAGAGCAAACGAAGAAAAGAATTGATCATCTTGTAAATCAAAGAAGATTGGAAGAGAATAAAATTAAATTATTTGATGATTTTATCAATTCATTGTAATTTCTTAAATTATAAATAAATATAGATTATAACTAAAGGTTAATCGGAGAGTTCAAATGTCTCGTGGCAACAATTTACAAGAAATGGAAGTAGGCACTAAGCAATCCAAAACCGCTGTTAATGCAGGTGCTAAACCAGCAGAAGCGGCAGGTAAAAGTGCTACTCCAGTAGCAACCCCAGGACAAACTGGTGGTTGGGAAGATCTTGGTGGTCCTACTCCAGAAAATTATCGTCCAGATGATAATTCTGCAGAATTAAAGACACCTGGAAAAACCCTCAAGACTGTTAGCAATGTAGTTAATAGAGGTGCTGGTGCAGCTGATCCAATGAAGAAGCTTGCTTCTGGTGCAGTTAAGGAAGAGACCGAAGAAGATGAAGATCTCGTCGATGAAGTAGAAGAAGAGGAAATCGAAGATACCGTTTCTGAAGCTAAAGGCGAAGATGAAAAAGATGATGAAGAAGATGATGAAGAAGATGAGGATGAGGATGAGGATGAAGACGAGATGAAGAAAGAAGAGTTTGATATCGAAGAAGATGTCAATGCTCTTATGAATGTAACCGAAGAGGAAGAACTCTCCGAGGAATTTAAAGAAAAAGCAAAAACAATTTTTGAGTCTGCACTTCGCTCAAAGGTTTCCGAGATTCGTGAGTCTCTGGAAGTTAAGTATGAGCAAAGACTCATTGAAGAAGTCGAAGAAATTAAGGCAGATCTTCAAGAGCGTGTAGATTCTTATCTTGAGTATGTTGCAGATGAGTGGTTATCTGATAATCACCTGTCTATTGAAATGGGTCTGAAGGAAGAACTCACTGAGTCCTTCATGACTGGTCTGAAAGGACTTTTTGAAGATCATTATGTATCAATCCCTGAAGATAAATATAATGTGCTTGAGAGCATGGTAGAAAAACTTGATGAAATGGAAGAAAAACTCAACGAGCAAATTGAGAGAAATATTCAACTCAACAAGCGTCTCTCCGAGTCGGTTGCTGATAGAATCTTTGATGAGATTTCAGAGGGCCTCGCTGCCACTCAGAAAGAAAAGCTCGCTTCACTTGCCGAAAGTGTTGAGTTTGAAGGTGAGCAAGGATATCGTGAAAAGCTGGAGACTTTGAAGGAATCATATTTCCCTTCAAGAGCAGTTGCTCCAACTGCAACACCTGAAACCATCTCTGAATCGGCAGATTTCACCCCTGAGTTCCACTCAGATTCGATGGCTGCTTATCTGAGAACACTTTCAGCAGTTGCAAAACGCTGAATTTAATATTAAATCAAACAAAACAAACACATTACAAAGGTAAAAGCAAATGTTCCAATCTGAGCATCTGCAGGAAAAGTGGGCACCACTTCTGAACTATGAGGGTCTTGACCCAATCAAAGATTCGCACAGAAGAGCTGTAACCGCAGTCCTGCTCGAAAACCAAGAAAAGTTTTTAAGAGAAGAGCAATCATTCTCTAATGGATTCCTCACCGAATCGCCAACCAACGATGCTGGTACTGGTGGTTTTGGTGGAAACTCGCCTGCAGGTGGTCCTGTAGCAGGTTTCGATCCAGTTCTGATCTCCCTGATCAGACGTGCAATGCCTAACCTGGTCGCTTATGACCTCGCAGGCGTTCAACCAATGAGCGGTCCTACTGGACTGATCTTCGCAATGCGTTCCCGCTACGCCAATCAAGCTGGAACCGAAGCATTCTTCGACGAAGCAAATACTGCATTCTCTGGTCAGAGTGCTTCGTTTAATAATGTTTCTGGTATGACCAGTGCTACAAGTGGTATGGGAACCACGGCACAGTCTGGATCCAATCCAGGTCTGCTCAACCCAACTGCAACCGCAAGTGAGACTGGCTACAACGTCGGTCAGGCAATGGTAACTGGCGATGCAGAAGGTCTGGGCGACAACACTGGTGCATTCAACGAAATGGCTTTCTCAATCGAGAAAGTTCTGGTTGAAGCAAAGTCAAGAGCACTGAAGGCAGAATACAGCCTTGAGCTTGCACAAGACCTTAAGGCAATCCATGGTCTGAATGCTGAAGCGGAACTCGCAAACATTCTCTCTACCGAGATTCTTGCTGAGATCAACCGTGAAGTTATCAGAACCATCTATAAGGTTGCTGAACAGGGTGCTGCAACTAACGTTGCAACTCAAGGTGTATTCGACCTCGACGTTGATTCCAACGGTCGTTGGTCAGTTGAGAAGTTCAAAGGTCTTCTTTTCCAAATCGAGCGCGACGCTAACGCAATCGCACAAAGAACTCGTAGAGGAAAGGGTAACGTTATCATGTGTTCTGCTGACGTTGCTTCTGCTCTGAGCATGGCTGGTGTTCTCGATTACACCCCTGCTCTGAATGCAAACCTGAACGTCGATGACACTGGTAACACCTTTGCTGGTGTTCTGCTCGGTAAGTTCCGCGTATATATCGATCCTTATGCTGCTAACGTTGCTGCTCAGCAGTATTACGTTGTAGGTTATAAGGGTTCCTCTCCTTATGATGCTGGTCTGTTCTATTGCCCATACGTTCCTCTCCAGATGGTTCGTGCCGTTGGTGAGAACAGCTTCCAGCCAAAAATCGGATTTAAGACCCGCTACGGCAT